TTGCCACTCGCATCACTATGCCTTCGCTGGACTTCCAGAAGACGTGTCGCGACATGACACTGCTGGCGGCCAAGACAGTCGATATCAAGAATGTTGGCAATACCCTTACATTTACCTGTAAGGGCCCGTTCGCATCTCAGACGGTCACGATGGGTGACAGTGCGTCGGAGTTGAGTATAACGAAAAAGGAGTCGGAAGAGATTGTATCGGGGACATTTAGTCTGCCACATCTCGTGCTCTTCACCAAGTGTAGTAATCTGTCGAACAATCTTGAGATCCATATGAAGAACGATTGGTTTTTGATGATTCGGTATGTGATTGCGAACCTGGGTGACATTAAGCTTTGCTTGATGCCCTGTTCCGCCTAGTCTTCTTATGAGACCGCCTCTTGCGACGTATAGTCTTCTTTGCGTAACTGAATTCGGCGTCCGCGCTAAACATAACCTCTGATGTGTCAACACCGCCCTTGATCCGACTTCCTCCTACAACCCGCTTGATCGTATCATACACACTCTTCGCAGCACCTTTCTCTTCTGTCGGTCCATATCCGATCGCAGCATAGAAATCGTCCAACCGATTTAGCTTGACATACTGGCGTGCCTTTGTGCCGGACATATTGTCAGCATCCTTGATTTCCGGATTCGGGTTGCGTTTGTCGCTCTTCACATACAGAAAGTTGGCCTCGGTCGGACTGACTCCACCCGGACCAAATCTGTCCTTCTCTTCACGCCGCTTCCAGATATCTGCCTTTGCGCCAAAGTTCTTCTCGTGATCATCCCCAACGACGAGGGTGATGTCTTCGGGTGCGATGCCCTTCTGTTCGGTCAGATAGTAGAATGCTGCGAGGGCTCCGCCGCACGGATGCCCTTCGTCCTTACAGACTTGCGTGTCCACAAACTCTACACCGGACGGAAACATATGCGTAAGGATCGGTATCTTCTGGGCCGATGTCAGTGGATTTTTCAGTTTCTCCTTGCCCGTTCCTTGGGTAGAGGATACGAAGACATACGCTTTTCCGCCAGGTCCGGCAGCAGAGAGTACGGCATTGATGAGTTTTTGATGTCCGATTGTAGGGGGCTGAAACCTCCCCACGGTATAGGCTACTTTGACCATTGTGTTTCTAGAAGGTATTAATACGTCCCAACGATGCCCACGAATGTTCCTGTTCCTGGATTGCCCGTTGTTACGAGAGTGCACGCCATCGTATCTCCTTGATTATACACAGCAGAGATTGTAGTAATCGTTTTTGTTGTTTGTCCCGCAGCTAATTGGATCGTAAGAACAGGTGTCTCCGCAGGTGTTGCCCCTGCGATGCCCCGATGAATATTGAAATCCAGTGTCACTCCCACCCCAAGTGTCCCTGTAAAGTTGAGCGTGAATGTAAACACAATCACAGGTTGATTCCATGGAATCGGAAAGACGTTTGCGGCAGTCCAGGTAGTATGCGAAGTATTTGGAATGCTTGCGAGTGGAACTGTTCCTGGAACGAGGTAATATCGTCTATCTGTTCCAGGGTTTCCAATCATCCCGAAAAAAAGATTGGAGGGTTCAGAGGTAGTCGTAAAAGAGTTCCCGTTGGCGTCGTTGTGAAACAAGTCGGTGGCCGTGAGAACAATAAGTCCAAGGGTTCGGTTGATATCGTGATGGAGCGTTAGATCAACGTTGGTGGTAACACTGGCGATTGTGGAAATCTTCAACTCACAAATAGCACTCGCATGTGTTGTCTCTACCCCCACGTTGTTTGCCCCTGCGCCACTGATAAAGACATTTGTGTCACGAACTGCGAAACGATTTGCGGCAGACACGAGGATACCACGATTGGCGCCTGTCCCGTCCGCAGACACATTGATCGTAATGCCTCGGGTCGCGTTCGCAGACGAAATAGCAGTAGACGACGTTCCGGCTGACCGAACACCTGTAATAGCACACAGGCCTGTCGCAGTAGACGTTACGTTCGCAACCATGGTTCGGAGTTTTGCTGTCTGAGGCGTTCCCGTCGGGAAGTCAACACCGATTAAATCAACATTTGACGCGGATGTTAGAGATAACGTCACATCTTCCAAACGGGTTTGGACTCCCATTGTTACAAGGGTTGTCGCACCCGTAACACCTGTCCGTTGGATGAGCACTGTTTGTGGGTTCATTCCTCGGACAGCAACTCCTGTAGGAATGGTAATGGATTCGTTGTATGTTCCAGGCAGAACCCAAACAGTCTGTCCTGAAGCAGCCTTGGCTAATGCTGCGGTAATCGTTAGAAATGGAACAGAAAAATAAGGAGCCGCGGCATTGGCGAGAGTGTCGTTGCCATTCACCGCATCCACGCGTAACACATTGCCGAGAGGACCAAACGTGCCTATGGGTCCAACGATGCCGGTTGGACCCGTGTTGCCAGTCGGACCGGTATTGCCGGTTGGCCCTGTCACAGTGGATGCCTGTCCAGTTGGACCTGTAGCACCCGTATTTGTAGCCGTTCCAGGTAATCCGGTCGGTCCAGTATTTCCAGTCGGTCCAATGTTTCCAGTTGCGCCTGTCGCCACCGAAGTTCCAGGTACTCCTTGCGGTCCCGTCGCACCAATTGGGCCGTTCTGTGTCGTTCCAACTTTGCCCACTCCGGGAATGTATCTGTAAAGGGGTGGCCCCGACAAAGGGGGTACAACCGACATGAATAACTCTTATATTACTTGGGACGTAAATTATGAGCCTTATAAGCGATGTCGTCTCCCAACTTCATCTTGAGTGTAGGGCTGAACAACTTGCGGTCTGAAACGGCACTCGTCGTATTCCAGATCTTGATGATGTGGAAGTTACCCTTGGGTGACACCGTCACTCCAACGACTGTATCATTGTTCGTCTTGAGGAGACTGCTGGCCAAGCAATGGACCATACAATCTACAAATACGGCGTTCGTGTCCACGGCGTCTATCTTCTTGGACCACGCGCCGCCCTTATCGTTCTCTGCTGCGTCCCAGAGCGGACGGTAGCCTTCGCGCATGAAGAAGAACATGCCGGAATTCCAAGCCTTGAGAGACACCCCGTCCACAATGGACCAGAAGTCAGTCAGGGTCTTGATGTCTACGATCTTGATGTAACTAGACATCGAGTAATCGGAGTTGTTGGGGTCGTGATACCACAACACCCACGTCTGTGGGAGTGTTGTGCTGTCGTCGGCCATATTGTCAAAGAGGGGCATTTCCTTTGTAAGCCCCTGACGTATACGTTTTGAAAACGGATTTACGGTGTGACATCAATACAAGTTGCCCCAACAGAATGAACGTCGCAACTATCTATGCGGCACGGGCAATGCCCAGGCCTTCCCTTTCGGATGATATTGTTAACATCATCGCGAAGCTGAAGATCTCCTTTCAGGTTCCCTTTCGTCGTGCGCCTCCTGGACCTCATCGTCCGGCGGCACGTGTACACGACAACTGGCGCGAGAACAACCTTGCCGACATGGTTCGCAAGGTGAAGGAGAAGGACGATCCAGACTACAGCGAGATCGTCAGTAAGATCAACAAGCTGAGTAAGGCAAACTATGGTGTCCTTATGGCGGACTTCTTGGAGCGCCTGAAGAACCGCGATGCCCTGTTCCGATTCCGAGTCACAACACTGCTGTTTGACAACGGCATCAAGATGAACTTCTTCGCACCGATTATGGCGGATGCGTATGCGGAAATCGTCAAGTCGTATCCGGATGCTCTCCAGGATCTGGCCTCTCAGACGAGCATGTTTAACCAGCTGTATGACGTAGACAATGTGACGATCATTCCTCACACATCTGCTCCCGGATACGATGCTTCCATCATTGCCTGGACGAAGCAGAAGGAGATCAAGCGTGGATTTGCAGTGTATGTTTCGGAGTTGTACACTCGTGGTTTGGTGCCCGAGGAGACGATGTCGAGATTCGTAAAGCAGGTGATGGACGACCTGCGAGACAGCATCCGAGCACCCAAGACGCAGGCGAACGAGGAGCACGTGGATGCCCTGGTCCGGTTCATCTTCGCAGTGACGACCAAGGTTCCCATGAGGGCCGCGCTGCTTGAAGTCCTCAAGAATCCGAAGGCAGAGACGCCGTCGCTCAACATGAAGAGCCGCTTCAAGCTTGAGGATGCTGCCAAGGCTAGCAAGTAAACGCGTTGGTTCTTCGCAGAACGCCTCCGTCCCAACACACAAATGACGACTCCTTCTGCCACCGTTATGGTTCAGGCCGCCAAGATTGCCATTGAGCAGGACCGGCCTATTTATTTGGATTACTACACGGACAGCATGGAGAAGAAGTGTTGTATTGGTGTTCAGGGTAACTCCAAGTTTTTGATCAAGTCGGACACGGAGTATACGTCACCAATTGAGTCCATCATGCGCATCAAGGAGGACAAGACCTGGCTGGTGATGACGGAGAACTCTCTCTACATTGTGTCTGCCGACATCCCTGTGAAGAAGGTGACATCTGAGGTTGGCGTATCCGCTTAAACCATAGGAGCCTAGCAGAACAATGGACTTTCCTCCACCGCATATGGTATTGTATGAACGATTGAACGACCTGGAAACGGGGAAACTATGGGACGCCTACAAATCCGCACATGAACACGAGTGCGACTTTGAAGAGGTGGATGCTGCTGTCACCAACAGTATGGAGGACTTTGCGAAATGGTTTAGTCAGTGGACAACTTTCGTGCCAAGCCGGATCGGCGTGCGCATTCGTCTGCTCATCGTCTGGCATGCTCACTTTTTGAGTTTGGCCTGTCAGCAGATGCTGCGGCGCTCTTTGGAGCAACGATCCTTCCGTTGCCGTGTATGGTTTCATATTGAAGAACCCACTCTTCAATCTGCTATTGTGAGTCGGTGTATCGTCAAGAATCTGCCTGCGTACAGTCATCTCCCAGTTCTCGTGGGCCCTCCTGTGGATATGTCCCTTTGGAACGATCCGCGGCGTTACGAAACGGAATTAGCGATTGCTAAGGAATAAGAGGCATGCGTGTATTCACCGACGGATCCTGTTCTAGCAATGGACGCCCCGGTGCCAAGGCTGGATATGCTTGTTGGTTTCCCGAGCATCGTTCCCTATCGGTTGCGATTCGGCTTCCTACCAATGAACCCCAGACAAACCAGCGAGCAGAAATGGCTGCTATCCATCGGGCCGCCGTTATCTTGGACGAGGGTGGATACCACGATGAGGACGTCGTGATCTACACCGATTCCGAATATTCTATGAATTGCCTGACCAAGTGGATTACCGGTTGGGTCTCGCGTGGATGGAAGACGTCTGCGGGCGGCGATGTTCTTCATCGCGATCTGATTGAGGCCACCAGCAAGCGTCTGTCCAAGTTCAAGAGCCATCGGTTCGTTCACGTGAAGGCACATACGGGTGGAGAGGACGACCTGTCCCGCAACAATGATGTGGTGGATCGGATGGCACGTGGCACGATTGAAGTTGTCCGCGAGGACATTCCGGTTCCGGCAGCCGATGTGCTGTTTGAGGGCTGCCCGCTTCAACTTATGGGAGCACCAACTCCTACGGCCGCTATCGTTACGTGGATGAGGGGCAATTTGGGAACGCTGGACAAGGCAGTGATTGACAAGCATCTGTTCAAGGCGTTTACCGAGCTATGTAAGGACCGAGAGGTGACCCTTACAAAGCAGACAATTCAAAAGACACCTATGATTCGCGCAGAGCGAACGAGTTTACAAATAACTCACGGAGAAGTAGAAAAGACAGAATGAGTATCGTCCATGTTCTCCATTTCTGGTCACCTACGTGCGGTCCCTGTATGACCATCAAGCCTACGATTGAGATGATCAAGGAGGACCTGACGGAGAAGCACGGCGATCAGATTGATTGGATTTCCATTAATACGAAGGATGACCCAAAGGGACGTGCTCGTGCTCTGGATATTTCAATTGTGCCCACGTTCGTTGTGTTTAAGGGCGATGTGGAGTCGGGTCGGTATTCCGGCACGCAGATCGGCATTCTGCTGGCGGTGATCAACAAGGCGTTTGCTTAAGCGGGGCATCCAGCGGCGACTGCGCGTGTGTCAGTTCCGAGCGCGTTGCCAACAACAGACGCGAAGGCCTTGCGCGATGAGGCTGAGGACATGTCCGGTGCGGTCTGTCCGTTCGGCAGAACGATATACGGGTATCCATCGGCATCATACATTTTTCCATCGGGGCCCATTGTCAGCTCTGACTTGTCACGACGAGGAAACAGGGACATTGTGGCTGTCGGCAGACGAGTCGGGTAGTATGTCTGGACAATGCCGTATGCCGAACCACCAAACACGATCCCCTCAAAAAGTGCCATGAGTGCCTGGACGCTTCCACCATACGCGCCAGTTCCGCAAGAGCCGCCCGTGGCCGTCGTAGACAGGATCCCAACCTGGCCTAGGAATACCATGCCGAAGATCAGAATAGCCGCCAGCGAGTTTAACCAACCTCGGTTGCGGACTAGATCAAATATGTAGTAGCAGAAGACTGTCGCAGTCACAACCAGAGTCTGAGGTGCGAACTCTGTTGCGAAGCTCTCAAACCCCTGAACGGAGCAACCGTCATAGTTCTTGAAGAACCCAGCGACACCGGCACCGCCAACAGCGATGGCGGGGACAGGTCCGGTAACCGTGGCTCCCGTCGCGGCGACCTTCTTCGCCGTATCAAAGAAACTCTGTATGCCTACCCAGAAGTACTTCATGAAGTAGTTCAGGAAGATGGAGAGCAGACCCACCAGACTGGGAATTGACCACACACCGTCGTAGGTCAGCATGTCTGCGAGCACGCCGAAGAGCAGCAAGATGTGCGGGAAATACGTAATGGTATCTATGACTAGAGACGCAGCGGGTGGCAGAGTCATAGGTCCAATAGAAGGACCGCCTTTCAGCGCATAGGCAGTCCCCAGAATACTGACGAGAGCGGTAGCGAATACCGCAATAAGACTTGCCCACCAAGGTGTGTCTGGATAGATGGGTTTCGGAGTCGGAACTCCCTGCTGTGTTCCGCCAGGCCCGAGTGTCGGCTGTGTTCCTGAAGTGCTCATTGTTTACTCATGGATACTTGTTTTATCGTATAGGAACAATGGGAGGAGGACAGTCATCACCGGCACCGCCGCCAGCGCCACCCGTAATACAAGGAGCGGATTTTCCGGGAAGCGGTGCTAGACCGCAAGGAGTTTCTATTTCCGAAGCGAAAGGTTGTCAGGTGGGTAAATGCGAACTAGATTGTAAAGGAGATTGCGAACTCACTTTTGTGCCTGGCATTTCTACGTCTACTGTCAGTTTAACGCGCAAATTTGGAAGCGTGAGTAATTGCTCCAAATTCGGTATCGACCTGGACAAGGTCAAGAAGAAGCAGATGTCTGTCAGCGACTTTGTTGGGGGCGTTCAGTCCAGCCAGTATCTGCGTCCATTAACCGCGGGGTATTGCGAGGAGATTCGCTTTCCGGATGACGTCGTACAGAAGATCGTAACTCTGGATGACCTCAACAATAACGTTGACAAACTGATAAGTGTCCGTATCCGCGAGAACTCAGCATCGGGATTTTCGGCAGATACGAAGGCCTTCATCAAGCCTAGCATTCCTCTGAAGATGAAGTTCAATGGAAATGACATTTCAGTGAATACGATTACGATGTATCATCCGAGTCCTCTGCGTGTACAAGACCAACAGGCTGATGCGGTGATCTCACTGAACGACCCGTCGGCGGGTGATGACAGCAGTTATATTATACTGATTCCCATCACAACCGGGAATCCTGAAACTCCTTCTGCTAAATTTTTTGGAAAGATTGCGAACCAATTGTCGTCTGTAGAACTGCCGATCCTGGCAACCGGGCAGTATGCGAAGACAGACATTCAGACCGGGAAGGATTGGGGTCTCTCTGATCTGTTTCCAATCGGGGCCGTTGAAGGAGGGCAGGCAAAGGTGGATGCTGGATTTTTCGTTTGGGAGGGCATGCCGGCGTTTGAGAGATACTTGGATTTTTGGCGGAGTAATGCCAATGTGACTCAATATGCCTGGAGGCGAAAGGATAACGGCGGCAAACCGATCAAATACATCATGCTGGAGAAGCCTCTTCCAGTGAGCCCGAATGATCTTGCTGCTCTTATCCGCAGCCTCCCAGTTACAGATTGGACAGATGCGATTCACGAGGTGTTTTCACCGGAAAACGGCGTCCTCTACAAGCAGGGTCCGCCCGGCGCCAACTGCGGCACACCAATGCGCGAACACATGGACAACGAGTGGGCGAACAAGTTGTATGGGGAGACTTCCGCATTAGGCTCTGCGATCTCCGATGAGGTAGGATGCGATCCGTTTAGCGCAGTCAATGTGCCAGACAAGGGATTCTCAACCAAAAAGATTCTTACATTGGTCTTCAATGTTCTCGTGCTGGTAGCCGCAGCGATTGGGGCGTACCTCGCGCTTGCCGCGGTTGCTCGGATGTATGACGTAGAGTATACAGACTTTACCAAGGGGATTGGTAAGGTTGTGGCTGTGTATGCGAAGAACTTGCAGGGCAAGATTGGAAAACTCAGTAACATCGCATCCATGGCGAGAGGTGGACCTGCTGGACTCGCCGGACTGGCTGCGCCGGGTGGTCTTGCTGCCCTCACTGCTCCTGGTGGTCTTGCTGCCCCTGGTGCGCCCGCTGCTCCCGGTGGACTTGCTGCCCTCACTGCTCCCGGTGGACTTGCTGCCCTCACTGCTCCCGGTGGACTTGCTGCCCTCGGCGGACCTGGTGCGCCCGCCGCACTTGCTGACGAGGCTCCCGAGGCTCCCGCGCAGTTTGCGGCACTTGCTGATACAAGAGCACAGGCGAATTCACGAGGGATATCACCAGGTATCGCATCCCGAATGAAAAACTTTTCCAGTTCTGCGGCTGTCACTCCTACTGGTCAGGCTTCTCGTGGTTTATTCAATATGGCTCGGACAATGGGACGTGCTAGACCCGATCGTGATCATGGCGGTTTGACTCGTAGAGCTCGCCGTTGAACTCGTAGTCAGCGTCACCACAACTGCCGCCTAGGCGTCGCTCGCGCTCATCCATCTCATCAATGGTCAGCTCGCGCTTTGGCTTGCGGGTCTTGTGGTTCTGAACAACAGTCCAGCCGCGATCCTCCTCGCGGTTCAGGTCGCTGTCCGGAGCAGGCGCCGATGGCGTCTCCTCTTCATAGTCGCACACATATCCCGGCTCGCGGTTCGGGGCATAGCGGCGGATCGGGAAGATAGCAGTATCATACTCCGACTCCTCAAACCGACTCTGTCGGGCGGCGTCCTTCTTCCTAGTATCCTCATCCGAGGTAGCCCACTTCTTTGCGAGGTCCGCAAAGCCGCCTGGAGGAATGACCAGGTGACGGACTACCGGATGCGCTGTGCTCAGCGTTGGAAAGTTCGCCTCCGTGTTCTCCATCTTCTTGGTCTCGGCCTTGAGCTCATCATGCTTCTGCTTGTTTGCGAGCCACTCAGCGCGCTCGCGGTAGGAATAACGTGCACGACTGTTAGATGCCATTTTGATTGTCTGGGGAAAGATGATAGGGCCAATCCGAATGAATACAAATCCGTTTTGACAACCGAAAACGTAATCACATACAGGCAAGCAATAAGACAACACAATGGTTCTCGCAAGTACAATCTCTATTCAGGGAACACTTGGCGAAGTGACCATTCCAGCACGGACGACTGATGTTCTGGAATGGCTACGTAAGAAGTATAAGCAGACTGATCTACAGTATCAGGGTAAGGTTGTGAGCGAGGAGTATGCCTTCGCTGTGTTTGCGACTCCCTCGGAGGACGAGGATGAGAACACGAACCAGCATATGCTGCCGAATCCGTTTCACGACGACTCCTTTCAGGGCATGATCATTGTTCTCAAGACGGCCACTCTGAATGGAGACGAGTATGAGAAGCACGCAAGCAGCTATACAGATCTGCGGACGAGCGAGTATGAGGAGTTCTACGCGACGTGTACGTTTGACGATGGAGAGGAAGATGACGCTCTGGATGATGACGACGAGAAGGAAGACGTGGAAGCCGAAGAGGATGACGCAGAGGACGAGCCGGAGAACTCCAAGGAGGAGATTACGACCCACATGATCCACTGTGCGAACGTGTTCATTGACCATCCGCTTCGCGATGTCGTTCGTGAGAAGTTTGATTCCGAAGAGATTGAGAATGCAATATTGACCCGATGCGTCCATGAGGCTCAGAAGTGGAATACGGACATTGACTGGGATACGAATGGGTTCCGTGAGATGTATCGCTCTCGTGCGATGGGGTTGTTCCGGTGTCGCGCACTGGCAGACACCATGTCCCCGGAGGAGTTTGTCAATACCACGGAGGTAGACCGTCATCCTGAACGATGGTCGGATCACCTCAAGATGGTAGCCGAACGGGACAAGGCACTGTATAGCCGCAAGACGACTGCGAACATCCAGATGTACTGCTCGGGTTGTAAGCGGAAGACCAATTGCGACTACTATCAGCAGCAGACACGATCTGCGGATGAGCCCATGACGACCTTCGTAACGTGCTTGGAGTGTGACAAGCGATGGAAGTTCTAAACAGTATGACCGTCGCAGGTGTGGCTTTAATGAAAATGGGCGAATAAGAACAAATGGCAGACGAAGTTCGCGACACACTGCGTCAGTGGATTTCCGCAGATGATGAGATCCGTGCTCTTCAGGTTCAAATCAAGACATTGCGTGACCGCAAGAATCAGTTGGGCGGCAATGTTTTGCAGTTTATGCGAGGTAACAATCTGGACAACTTTGTGATTGAGGGTGGTGGTGGTACGATTGGTCGTCAGTCCCGGACGACTCGTGCTCGGCCTAACAAATCCGTGGTGCGCACTCAGATTGCGATTCTTTTGGCGGACCAGCCCGAGCGTATGGCGGAGGTATTGCGGACCATGGAGGGCCTTCCAGCGCCCGGACAGGAGCCCGACGAAGGATCGGTCATGACCCGCGAACTTCTAACGCGTCGTCTTCCGAGAACACAGAACATCAACCTAGGATAATGAACGCGTGGATTATCGCAATTTTTGTGGTGACGCTATATGTCCATCTGTTCAATGCGATTGCGAGGATGTATTTGGATTCGGACAAACGCCTTACGCTATGGGATTTATGGCGAAGGGTCTTCCCTAGTATAAAGATCCAAATTGAAATATGATTGGTTCAATTATTGCTATCGTTCTCCTTGCGTCGTTGGCTCTTCTGGAGCAGTGCTATGGTTTAGGATCAAGCAGAAGTCTAAGGGGCAATGAAGATAGAGAACTGTAAGGTAGAGCTTTTGGAGACCTTCGGGAATGATCTGACGGTAGTGAATGCTGCTCGCGTGAGTCTTGGAAAGCATGTGGATGAGTTCACAGAGAAGGACGCAAAGTTGATCAAATACTTGGCGGATCACGAGCACACGTCTCCGTTCTTCCATCCTCAGGCGCGGTTTCGTCTGAGGATGCCGATTTGGATGGCGCGTGAGTGGTTCCGGCACACCATCGGCTTTGCTCGTAACGAGGTCAGTCGGCGATATGTAGACGATGAGCCTAGCTTTCACATTCCCGAGGAGCTCCGTGAGCGAGCACCAAACAAAAAGCAGGGAAGCAAGGATGGTGTTCATCCGTATAATAGTCTGCTTCGGCGGGAGTATATGGAGGAGAGCGTAGACAAGTCTGTGAGGATGTATAATAGTTTGCTGAAGGAAGGTGTCTGTCCCGAGCAGGCCCGTATGATTCTGCCTCAGTGTATGATGACCGAGTTCATTGAGACGGGTAGTCTGGCAGCCTATGCTCGGCTGTGTCATCTGCGAATGGGATCCGATGCTCAGAAGGAAATACAGGATGTCGCTAAGATGGTGTCGGATGCCATGGCTATTGCGTTCCCAGAGTCGTGGTGTACACTTATGAGGGAGGCAATCTGATCTTCACCCGACCCTTGATGATAGTCTTGGGTTTGCACATGGCCTCCCAGTCGCTCACCTTTTGGATCTTGTTCGTCTTGAAGAGTTCAACGAGGCACCACCTGTGGTCAGCCTCACCGGTGGGTGGCTTAGTACAGATAGGACAAGTCATAGTGTATGGGGCTGTCCATGAGATGGGTAGAAGGAATCCGTTTTACAATGGAAAAGATCCGCCGTCTTTTCACTTTGTGGTTTGATGTTTAGTATCCGAGGTATGCGCTGAGAAGCTGGAGCACTCGGCTGCGATTGCGAGTCTGAACCTTCTGCTGCTCCTCTGCAATCACCTCGCGAAGAACCTGGC